CTTCCGCCTCATATGGCAGAGAGGAGGTAACCCCAAGGTTATGCTTACTGGCTACGACACTTTGATGCGAATCCAACAACTCCTCCAAGCACAACAACGCTTTATGGAAGAGAAGAGAGTGGTTCCAACCTTCAACGGTGTCAAGGGTGTTCCCGGTGTTGAAGCCGGTTTCATTGTGGCTACTTACAACGGTGTTCCAATCATCCCAACCAAGGAGATGGCTGGAGACGGAATCAGCCGTATCTACATGCTGGACACTGATTACTGTTACTTCTCCACTGCAAAACCAACCCAATACTTTGAGAGCGGAATTGAAACTGGCGACCCGTTCGCCATCAACCGTCTTGGACAAGAAGGTCTTTACCGAACAATGGGCGAATTGTGGACAACTTTCTTCGGAGGTCAAGGTTCTATCCGTGACCTACAGTGAGGATGAATGGAGATAAAAACATAAGGAGATGAATTATTATGGCAGTAACAAAAACACACAGAGGAATAACCTATACCACCAGTTCAGATGCTGGGATTGATGTACTATTGGACATGCCCCTACAGGGCGGTGTTGACCAAGACAAGACAGAATGGTTGAATGGAAACTCCGGCGGCTCATACCCCGGCAGTCTCACTGGATTCAACGCTTCTAACAGCGACGGGTCTAAAATCCACAATCCAAGATTGTTGGTTGTCCATGTCAGCACAATGGCTAACGATGAGACACTTACTCTTTCAGGCGAGTGTACTGAAATTATGCACACTTCGTGTCAATGGGCCGAAGCCGCCGCCGCCGCTGGACTATCCCAGCATGTAGCGAGTGGAGTTCTCGTTAATGACGGCTCGCACCTTTTGGTAAGCGAGAATACAGTAGCAGTTGACACAGTAGATGCAACAACACAATTTAGCGTTGGTGACTTCGTACTTAATGTAGAAGGAGCAATTCTCGGAACTCTAACAGCAGTTGGAGCAACCAGTCTAACCTTTGCGGCAAACGCCACTGTTCAAGTAAACGACAACGGTGCTCTTCACAAGAGAACACCATTGATTGTAAAGAACACAACTGGGGCTACTGAATCTGTTACTTTGATGATGCTTGTACGCTGAGGTGAGTGGGCTTGCCTACAATTACCTACATAGGGTCGGCTGTTTATCGCAAGCGACCTGACAGCAAAGACAGTTGGATTCGCAAAGAACCTGTAGAGGTTACACAGTCATGGTTAAATGCCCACAGGGTCGCAATCTGTACCAATCCTACAGCCTTCCTCGTTGAAGGTGATGCTCAAGCAGTAGTCACCGTTGACGGTGGCGCAGATGGCATCCCCGACTCAGGTTGGGTTAAGAAGGACATCAGTGCTTGGCTAATAGAGCGAGGCGTGGAGTTCGGCGGATATGCAACAAAGTCCAAACTATTGGCGTTGGTTGAGGAAACATTAAATCCTACAGCCCCTGAGCCTGTAGTAGAACCAGTCGTTGAAGAAGCGGCAGAAACCCCCACAGGAGATGAATAAATATGGCAGTAACAATTGACCCCCGACCAACCTACTTTGGCGACCGAATAGTCGTGACCGGCTCTTATACAGCCGACGCCGCAGTTCAAATTGACCTCAGTTCAATGATGAGTTCAATTGACGGTATTATCGTAAATCCTGCGGCAGTCAGCCCGACTAACATCTCCGTAACTGATGACGGTGACAACTCTGATACACTCACCGCAGTGTCGCTGGGAGATGTAGGTACCTTTTCAGGTACCACTATTACCATCAACGGTGTCACAGGACTCGGAGGAAACACAGCCGCTGGTACATTTGTCGCAATCGGTCGCCGCTGAGGTGGCTTAAATGGCTAAATCAGTAACCATCTTGGGGCCATATCCTCCAAAGGATTTCCAAGACAGCACTGCTCGTACAGCGATTGCTACGGCTATCAGCACCGCTATAGGTTCTAACACCTGTACCACGGCTGACCCTCACATTGTACTTGGGAACATCTTCATCATTGTAACTACCAGTTAAGGTGGTCAATATGGAGTCATACGGTAACCTTGGACTTGACGACATTGCTCGTCTACAGAAGCGTGGTATTCGTCTCAACGAATCCTACGGAACTTCGGTCAGAACTGACGATGATAATCCCCTCGGTGGCCTAACGCTTAAACAGCGGAACCGTACCAAGAGTGCAGGAGATGTCCTCAACATTGGTTCGGGTACGAGGTGCAAGCACTGTGGAATGCTATACTTCTGCTGGGTTGACAAATGCAGAACATGTAACAAGCCAGTTGATTTTAATTTAGGAGTGAAAGAACAATGAGTGCGTTGAATAAGGCTTGGTTAGTTTTGAAGAGGACCCTAACTGACCAATTAGATGAAGCGAGAAGAAGAGAAAATCAAGAAGACAGTGCCGCTACTTTAGCACGACAAAAGAAAGAGTATGAAATGGCTCAAATGGATGAACAGTCAAAAAGGTTCGCAGAAGAATACTCAGCGAGAACGGGAAAAACTCTTGATGAGGACGAAAAGCAACAATAGGATTATGACGAAGACCCCTAATGGGATGAATAGGGGAGAAGCGTCATGCCAGTAGTATTCAGTCCCGGTGAGCCCGAAACAAGGCCGCTTGACCCTGACGCTATCGTCTATACCACTGGTGACAAAATAGCACAGATTCTCGGAATCGCCGCAGGCGAACCTGTACTTGGTGCGGCCAATGCCGTGTCCGATGGCTTCTTCATTTCAGGTACTGATTTCAGAGAGCATGGGTTTGAGAGTGGTGACACCATTCTCGTACACAGTGACCTTGACCCGCTTGGTACTGAGTTCGTTATCACTGCGCCCGCAGTCGTGGATGTCAGCGGTACGAAGTATGTCAAACTCCCAACAACCAGCGTCACTCACGCCAACTACACTACGGGAGCAAATACTGAGATTCAGAACAAAACAATTTTCACCAACGGCAAGCGGCGGGGTGTGACGAAGAATATCGTCAATGACCACATTCGGAGAATCCAAGACAGGATTGACAACATGACGCATAACGCTTGGCGACCTTATCTTGTGTCAGCAGAGTACATCAACTTTGACACCTACAAGCCTTACCGACGCCGATACTACACGGACTATGTAGGTACGGCTCCTCTGCTGTTCCGCAATGTCCAGCAGATTCTACGCATTGAACTATGGCAAGGTGACGACTATCGTGAGATTGGCTCGGCAGAAGCAAGAATCAAGTTTGGAGATGTCTCCGGGCTAAGCGGTAAGAAGGTATTCCTTGGTCTTGGTAACGGTAGCGTTGCTACTCTAACTGCTGGTACAGGTACCAGTAATTGGCGAGGAGAACTTGATGCAAACTCTACTGCTCAAAGTTTCGCAGACCTTGTAAACAAAGAAGACAGAGTTTCCAAGGTAGCAGTTGAGTTTTCACCATCACTAACACTGGCTGGCTCTACCTCAAATGTAGCCGTTCACAATGAGTTCTTAGCCTCGGCCAATGCTGACTATGGTACAGGTGTTGTCAAGTTGACATCCATGAGGGCTGTCAAAGCCGGTGAAGAATGTTCCATCGTTACTGACAGCACTGACATAACAATTGAGCAGACAACACAGGCGAGTACCACTGTCGTAGGAGTTGTTGACACTGACGACATTAGTGTCAGTTCTACTGCAAACTTTACCAAGTCAGGGGTCGCTACTGACGGAACGAAGGTATTCCGATATGTGAGCAAGACTGATACCAAATTCATAACCTGTACCGTTGTCAGTGGAGGTAGCCTCCCGTCCAGTGGTACAGTTACGCAGAATTCTTTTGTCACTGACCTACAAGGTGGTAGTTCCAGCGGTGATAACGCTCGTCTACGAGACTGGTGGCTTGACCACGAGATGGGTATCATTTACTTTAACAACTCATATCCGTTCTTTGAATGGAATGCTATCAAGTGTTCGTACATCTACGGTGAGCGTTATCTTGAGAAAGCAATTGAAGAAGCCGCTACGAAACTTGTAGCGAGCGAACTGCTGATGGCTGACGACCGCTCAGTGCTAATCCCCGAAGGTGGACAAAACATTGACCTCGGCTCAAAGGCACAGTTATGGCGTAGAGAGGCTATGGAGATTCTCGCTCGTTACAAGGAAATAGTGGTGTTCTCATGACGGCTGATTGGAAAGAGCCGCTTGATACAGTCATTGATATTCTCAAGGCTGACCACAACTCAGGTACAGGAGTAGGTTGGAACAGAGCCAATTCGGATAACATCAAACCTGTAATTCTTGACATTGCGTCCGAAGGCCCGGAGAGGGGGAAGAGGCTTGACCTACAGCGTCATGACTACATCTTATGCTACGAAACAGCACTGAATGAAGAAGTCCCCGACCTTCTTTACAACTTTGTCACAACACGAGTCAACATCACCGTTGATATGCGTACCTCAAGAGGTAGGAGCAGACTGCGAAAGATGGAAAATGAGATGCGTAGAATCATACATGTCAACCGCAAAGGAGATGGAGCGAACTTTGACCGCATGATTCTCAAGGTCAGAACAGACCTCAGTGACCGTACAAAGAAACTGTTCAGACACACTTTCCAAGTTGAGGTCGTTATACTTGCGGAGTTGATACCGTGAGTGGATTTGGAGCGCATTTCAAAGGTGATGTCTCCGAGGTCACCATGGGGCACGAGACCAGCGTTGTCATTGAACACAATCAACCAAGAACATGGACAGCGAAGACAACCGATTCAACCCGTGACTACACAACGATTGAGTTCAGAGGAACTACTACCATAACCAACTCCAGTATCTTTGAGCAAACCAAGCCCATTCTTAAGATACCTCTCGGTATGCTGATTGGTCAAAAACTGACCTTCCACTCTATCGCTAACGGCGACAATAACTTCTCAAACTTCTACAACACAACGCTCAAGAGTAGAATGTATACTATCGTAGACCATACACTTGAAAACAACTCTGACGGTGTTTCTTCTACCCAACTGAAAATAGTACCTGCATTCCCTACCACTACTGAACTGTCCAGCGGTACCGGCGACTCCATTCTTTTACATGCGACTGGTTTACCTACCATACAAGGTGATACCAACTCCGCTATGAACACTGCCGCCGCATCATCAAAGGAGGTCAGCCTGACTGACCAGTTTGTTGGACTCGCCAGTTTCATGACCCTTCCTGATACTACTGTAGATTTGCACAGTTACCATGTAGTCGGCCTCGGTCGCCAAGTTGCTGTTCAGCAGACCGGTAAAGTACATCACATGGGAGGCTCCCTTGAGATGCCCATGCACAGTGCAAAGTGGCTTTATTACAGTCTCGGCAGAGAAGTCGTCAGTAAGAATACTTGCGGCTCTCCGTCGTATATACCTGCAACCAATGACGCTAAGATTTATTCAAATATAGAGCCGGGGCAAGGCTACATTGATGTCACCAGCACCGAGAGTGCTAACATACGCTTCGGCTCAAGTAAAAATGCGGCTGTAGGTGATTACCTACTTCTCCAAGATACCACCCGTATTCCTACAACAACCTACAAGACTCCTGAACTGGACTCGGACAAGTATTTCCCTTCGGAGGCGTCAGGTCTCGCCAGTGATGCTGTTCACTTTGAGTGGGCCGAATCAAGCGAATGCAGGCGTATATCTGCAATAGAATACCTCACTGACTTGGGCTCCGGTACAATGCGGTATGTGTACAGAGTTTATGTGGACGACGGCTGGCAGTTCCCTCATACCACCGCTGACACAATTCTATTTCGTACCTATGATGACGGTGCCGGCAACAACCCGCATGTCAATGCTTCAAGGACCATCAAGAACCCTGTTAAGCGATTGCTCTTTTCTGCCGAGACCATACCGAGTTTCAGCATGGAGCACAGTGTCAGAACAAGAGACATTGGCTCATTTAACGCCACAGGCGAGTCTACTGTTTCGCCGGGTTCTGCTAACGATAGCAAACAGTTGACGAGAGTGTTCAAAGGATGCAAGGTTGTTGAGTGGGAAATATCCTCTACGGTGGATGCTGAATTGAAGTACAGATGTGTTTTCAACGCACTTGCTTGTTACACTGATACTGGGAGGCTTGAATCAAGCAATGCTGGTGACAGGTATACGGCTCACCGTATGTTCCAAAACACAGCCATTACTAAGAAAGGAAGGAAAGCCAGTGGTATTGCTGAGGGCTCAGAGAAACCCTTCATGTTTTACAACGGTACCATTTCATCTTTTGACCAAAACTTAGGGTTCATAAGTGGGTTTGAACTTAGAGGAAAGACAGGTGTTGAGTTGTTTCACACGATACAGAGTAACCCTGTACCCGAATCAGTCAACGCTACCAACCTCAGCCTCAAGCAAGTCCCATACGGCGGTACAAGAAACGCCAGTATCATTCGGGAAGGTAGAGAAGAATTTGAGATGGAGATTGTACTTGCTCTTGAAGACGCTAACCTTTTCCACGAACTCAGGAGTCATGTTGAGCGAGGAGGTACTGTAGGTGCTACAGGGGGAACTATCATGCTCCACTTCACAAAGCCAGTTGTCAGTGGTGACAGCGACTCCACTCCGAGCCTACGCATCATCATAGACGATTACTACATCACCGAACTTCCTATTCCCATGCCTGACGATAAAGGGCTGTTGTTCACAACCATGAAAATTAAACCACAGAATGTGAAAGTAATAAGTGTGGACACCGATTACCACTGTTAGAGGGGACGACATGCCGATGCGGATTTTGAAATCTCTGAACCCTTTTCAGGAGTATGACGGTCCTGAAATCATAGTCAATAAAGAAGAAGAAGAAGAAGAGGGCGGAGAGTACCTCTTCAATCCCGAAGTAGGAAGAGCCAGTGATAACCCATTCGCTCATCTACAAACGGACGAGTCTCCCGAATACTCGGCAGACTCAAAGACGAGAGTGAGTAAGTATGTTGGAGGAAAAGAAGACGAGTAAGATTACAATCAACGGCAAGCCTGTGCAAGTCACACCAAAACGGTTGACATTTTTTGATGTGCAGGCAATAGCACCGTTGTTCGCAAATGGCGATATGAACTTCTCCAACTACTGGCGTTATGCATTCAGCAACT